AGACTTAAGACCATAGCACAATTGATAGCACAGGTCAATGCCACTGGCAATACCTTGGTCCTGGTAGATCGTGTGGCCGCGGGTCATGCCTTGGTGGACCTGCTGGGAGACCAGGCAGTGTTTGTCAGTGGTGCCACCAAGGCCAAGGCAAGACAAGATGAATACGACGAAGTAGCAACCAGCACCGGCAAGATAATTGTTGCCACCTACGGTGTTGCTGCTGTGGGTATTAATTTGCCTAGGATTTTTAATCTGGTACTGGTTGAGCCTGGCAAGAGTTTTGTCCGTGTCATCCAATCCATCGGTCGAGGAATACGAAAAGCCGAAGACAAGGATCATGTGCAAATCTGGGACGTGACTAGCACCTGTAAATTTGCCAAACGACATCTGACCAAACGCAAAACATTCTATCGAGAAGCCAACTATCCATTCACACAAGAGAAACTAGAATGGAAATAAAGGTTGCACTTGTGACAAAATATGTTATAATCAAAGTATGAGAATATTAACCTTGGACAACGAGCCATTTGAACTAGATCATCTACCCGAAGAAGTGGATGACATGCGTTTTGCTATATTTGATAACAGCGATCCCAAGGATCCTGACTATCATTACATACCCTTGATCTTTTTAGAAAGCTTCACTGCGCCAGCTCTGGTGTTGCGCATTGGCGAACATCGTGTGCGGATGCCGGTGGACTGGCAGATCTTGATCGGAGAACCTGATCTGGGCGATTTGGAAGTGCTACCCCTAACAGCCATCAACGATCGTGGATTCAAGGCATTCCAGTTCAATCCACTTTCTAGTTTTAGACCCAGTTTCCTGGATGTGGAAATCATTGATGTGTATCAAGAAGTCACCTGGTATGCCCCCAAACTCAAAAACGGCCAGATGCTGTGTGTTCCTATCAGTGAAGGTGCCAAGCCCGACTGTGTGTACTTTGTCAAAGACATTAGTCGCAACTGTGAAGTGGTCAACTATAATCAGGCCTGGTAGTGGACAAACTCAGCATAGCCAATGAAATGGCCCAGTTTGATCGCAAAAATCGCGAGTTCTACGACAGCCTCACAGATGAAGAACGCAAGAAGTTCAGTAACTATCTCATGATACGCTGGGGCAGCGCAGTACAAGGGTCAAGAGAACTACAAGAGTTTTATGTGATCGCTACCAACGAGCGATTGAACAAAAGATTTTTTGACATCAATCGCCATCCTCGCTTGCAGTGGCTCACGGCTACCACAGTGAGTCCAGGATTAGGCACACAACGTCATCCGTGGATCGCTCCAAAGAAACGAGAAGCCGGTGCTAGTGGAATTCGCAAACAATTGGCCGAACTGTATCCACATTTAAAAGATGATGAAGTGGAATTGATGAGTCGGATCAACGATAAAAAAGACATAGACACTTACTTAAAAGCCAGCGGACAAGACGCGAAAAAATGACCTATACCTGTCAGTATTGTCGAAAAGACTTTGTGAGAGAAGCCAGTCTTGCTGTGCATTCTTGCGAACCTCGTCGCCGTAGACAGGAACGAGATGAGGCAGGTGTGCGTCTGGGATTCCAGGCATACTTGAAGTTTTATGAACTCACACAAGGATCAGCTCGACTAAAAAGCCATGATGATTTTTGTGAAAGTTCTTATTACCGAGCATTTGTAAAGTTTGGTAGATACTGCGTGGCAGTGCGTGCTGTGAATCCAGCTAGATTCACTGAGTGGTTGCTCAAGAACAATAAAAAAATCGATCGCTGGTGTACCGATACTGTGTACACTGAATATCTTGTTGATTACTTGCGGGTGGAAAATGTCAACGATGCCTTGGCCCGTGCCATGGAATTTGGTATTACATGGGCCGAAGAAACTGGCAACCCAGCTGAGGATTGCCTGCGTTATGGTAATACCAATGCCATGGTTTATGCTGTGACTGCCGGACGTATCAGTCCTTGGATCATTTATAATTGCGAAAGCGGACAAAAATTTTTATCGGAACTAGATGCCACGCAGATAGCCATGTTGTGGCCTTATATTGATAGTGAAGTATGGACAAAAAAATTCTCCGACTATGTGGCTGACCAGGAATATGTTCGAGAAATTCTACAGAAAGCAGGTTGGTAATGAAAATTCTATATCTTGGTAATAATACCACAGATACTGACGTCAAAGTCAGACGTTTGGCTCAGAGCACACAAAAGATTTGTCGCGGGTTACTATCAGAATTAGATGAAGTAATATCAGAAACTTTACATGATGGAGTTTATCATTCAAGTGTGTACGATATCGAATATGGACGTCTGACAGAATTGGCCAAAAATTTTGATTGGGTAATTATGTTAGACCAACCCAAAGAACAGTATAGCCATCCAGATGCTTTTTATAAAACTATAAGATTAATCAAACAAATACCCAATGGGCAGTTTCTTGATGCCAGCTACGCCACTGCTATTAGTTTTTTTCAAAATTTGGTTCAAACAAATAAAAGCTTCTGTATTTTTCCATTCATTGAGCTCTTAACCAATCAGCGCAATGATGGGTATACCACAGTATGCTGTCGTTCTTGGGAACCAATAACTCATATATCTGAAATAACCGATTGGAACAAGGACAAAAACTACAATTATATAAGAGATAAAATGATCAATGGAGAATTATTGCCAGAACATTGTTCCACGTGTTACAAATACGAAAACAAAAATATACTAAGTGCCAGACAACAAGAAACAGTTGAGTGGGCCAATCGGTTAAATTTGACTTCATTGCAGGACTTGAAAACAATCTCACATCCAGCCTATTATGAAATCCGACCCAGTAATATCTGTAATTTACAGTGCAGGATGTGTGACCCATCGTCGAGTCATCTGATTGGTCGTGAATATAAAAAACTTAATTTAATCTCAAAATTGCCACCATCGGAAAGAACGCAATTTGATATTGTAGATTTTACCAATCTAAAAAAAATATATATCGCCGGGGGCGAACCGACTGCCATGCCCGAGTTCTATCGATTTCTTGACAAATGTATACAAAACCAACAGACAAACTTTGAATTATGGATCAATACAAATGCAACCAAACTTAGCAATCGCTTAAAAAAACAAATACAACATTTTTCAAATTTAGCATTCATTATCAGCGTCGACGGAGTAAACTCACTTAATCATTACATACGCTGGCCATCTGACTGGCACACTATTATTAAAAACATGCACTACCTCAGACAAAATAATTATACTATTTCGATCAATACTACTGTGTCAATTTATAATGTCATTGGATTATATGATTTATTACAATTTTTTGACACGGAGTTTCCTGGTATACTGGTAAAAGCTCTATTGTGTAAGTCCTCTGATGATATACTTTCTGCCCTGAGATTTCCAGATGTAGATTTAGCATTGCGATGTTTGCGCCCTATACAAGAATTAAAATGTTATAAAAATGATGGCTTGCTAAAAAGTTTCGTTGATAATATAATAATACATTATGAATCGGGCCCTGAAATAGATTTGATCAAATTAAAAGAATTTTTCAAATTCAACGACACACTTGATCAGTCAAGAAATGTAAAACTTATAGACTACATTCCAAGTTTGGAACAAGCGAGAAAACTTATATCATGAGCGCAGATATTGACATCGATTTGGCTGATAGAGATCAATTGCTTGACTTGATCTATGGCATACCAGCTAGACAGACACATCAAGGCCAGGTGCGGCGCCACAACAGCGGTGTGTATGTGACAGACATTCCATATGATCCTGTCAATGCCTGTGCTGCCATTGATTATGAACAGGCCGAACAACTGGGTTATTTCAAGATTGATTTACTGAATATGACCGTGTACAAATTGATCCAAGATCCGGCGCATTATCAGGACATGTTGGCCCTGGAACCACCTTGGTCACGCTTATGGACTGATCCAGATTGGGCAGGCCAGTTGGCCCACGTGGGCAACTACACAGAACTGTTAAAAACCATGCGCCCAGATAGCATACCCAGGATGGCTGCATTTATCAGCATAATCAGACCTGGCAAGGCACACCTACAGGGTCGGCCATGGGACCAAGTTTTTGCTTCAGTTTGGGACGGCGACGCCAGTCAGGGATTTGTGTTCAAACAAAGTCATGCCGTCAGTTATGCGGCCTTGGTAGCCTTGCATATGAACCTGCTCAATCAATCCGTCGAACAAGGGTAATACTTTTACGTTTGCTTTTTTTACGAGCCATTTCACTCAAACTGCACACAGGACCATGCAAGATTTCAAGATCTTTGTTGACAAAAGTCCTGATATAGCCACGGAACGGATCCCATTCGGTTTTAAGGAATATGTTGATGGGTATGCTACGATTGCTTTCCCACCACCATATATTTGCCAGCTCTAAAAATCTGCGTTTCGCAGTCACGTCTTGTATGGCACCAAAATCATAGATAGTGGTAATCGCATCGTCTTGATTTTGTATGATCCCAACATACTCGGTGCTGGCGTACACACACAATGAAATAAATGGGTATTTTTCAGCCAGTCGGGCAAACAGGTCGTTAGTCATATCTTGAGATATTTACCAAACCGTTTCGTTGGGCAAATCTAAAAGTGCTAAATACTCTGTATGTATTCTACCCAAGCCTACGTGTATCAGCAGATTGCCAGAGTCCTGCTCATGGATACCGGTGCTGGCGAAACATTTATCTATAGGTATGATCCTGTGTACGCAAAACGACTGACCATAAACAAAGGTGTTGACAATGTGTTGTTGTTTGAGTTTATCAATCAGCAAGAAAAGCCGGTCAACATAACCGGTAGCACGTTTGTTTTCCGTGTGATCAACACAGAAAGCGATGAGTTATTGATACAGGAGCCCATGGTTACACTGAATGCGGCCACTGGACGTGCCAAGGTCACCTTGACTGCAGAACAACTACTGGAAGTGTTGGCACAACCTGCCAGTTATTCCATAACCAGAACCAGTGGCAATTTGACCGAAGCTGTGTTTACCAATGCCCAGGCTGGTGCCCGTGCGCCCTTGGACATTGTGGATTCAGCATTGCCACAGCATGTGCCCAGCTCGCCTTTGACCATACCCACCACAAAACTTTCAGCACAGTTCAGCGTGGAAGGATCTGGCTATGAAAATTGGCCGGCCAGCCCTTACTGGGCAGGCAATCCCAATGGTGGTAGTTTTTTTAACAGCTATCTCAATCCACAGTATTTCAGCAGTTTCATTGAACCCAGGAATAGTGTGACCACTGTGCAGATGGATCTGGTGGGCTACACCG